TGCATATTGTGTGAAATCATGATTATCATAATCCTTCATAGAATCATCATAATATATCTTTTGGAAGATCTGAAAAGGATTCTCTATTCTAGTTAGTTCTCTAGTTTCAGTATCAAAAATATGAAATCCTTTTGGACATCCATAGTCACTCCATGTCATCTGATATGGTGTTCCCAAATAAAATACTTGTCCATCATCCGATTTCTTGTGAAAGTGACCAGAAAATACAGTATCAAATTTCTTAAACTCTTTCTTTTCCCAACCAGTTTCCGATACATGTCCAGCATGCATTTCAAAACCTTTAAGTTCTAAATGAGACATACAAACTGTTGCTGGTGTTTCATCAATCATACCAAAAGAATATATTTCATTTTGTGGATTAATCCAAGGCAACATAAGAATAGGTAGACCACCAAAGTCTACTGTTTCTGCTTCTGAATACATTTTAATATTTTTATAATGTGTGCCTATAAGTTCTTGTAAAGAATTTACTTCGTTTGTATTTTTGAAATATATATCGTGATTACCAACTAACATATGTAAGTTGACATCTAAAACATTGAATGGTAAAAGAAATCTCTCTCTAAAGTTCTTTGCAGTTCTATAAGAAATATATTTTCTTCTATCCATTACATCGCCGAGATGGATACAATGCTTAATATTATGTTGTTGAAGATATGGAAAAAATACCCCCTCATAAAACTTGTAGAAATAATCATCAAAAAATATATTATCATTCCTTGCACCAAAATGAGTATCAGTTACTAAAGCGATTTTCATATATTGAAGGGCCCTTCTATTTCTTTTTTACGATATACTAATACAAATGCATCACAGTTTCTACATGAAAGATTTGTTTCCATATCATATTCATCCTCTAAATCATCCATATCATTATCTCCACCCCATATTAATTCGGTGTTACAGAAATAACACTTCATATCTGGGTTTCCTCTTCTTCATCCATAAAATTCTCTAATCCAACTCTTTTCTTATCAGATTCATCTTTTTTCTTCTTTGGTTTGTATACTGCTTCTTCTGGCACCATTACATTTGGGTCAAATCCTACAACGCTGTACTTTGAAGTATCTCCGTCAATGGTATCAAAGGGAACGTACTCTTGTTTTGAAATTAATTGGTGTTTAACATGTGTCTGTTTTTTTTCTTTTGCAATTCGTCTAAGAAATGCATAGTAGATAATTTGTGTAAAATATGCAAATGGGTTGTTTGATTTCTCTGGATTGAAGTTGTGTAAATATTGTAAACAATTTTCAATGCCATCTGAAACCATTTCATCTTTATATGTGTAATTGATAAAGTTAGGACGATATGATAACCCTTGGGCTATCTTTAAAAAGCATGTTCCAATGTAATTGGATATTGCTGGTTTATCATCTGTTTCTTCCATCTCTAAACATAGTTGTTTGTATTCTTTCATAGCGACAAGAAACTTCTTATTGTCTACATAGTGTGGTTTTTGTTTTTTAATCATCCTAATATATCCTTGTAGTTAGGTCTTATACTACATCAATTTGGGGCTGTTGTCAAGTCTTTTCTGTTAATGAAGTGTTTTTTTTGTGTCTAAATCTCCGTACAAATCTTGCCACTCTTCTGTAGTATCAAACTCTTCAAAAGCTTCTTCTGCTAACAATTCTGAATCTTGAGGAGGGCCCCATTCTTCTGGTTTCATATTATCCATTTTTGCTACAACATATTCATAATACTTACTCAATCCAACTGATGCATCTATTCGCATAGTAACCGAATCGCTTGGTATGATATGTGTTTTGTCATCTGAAAATGGTTGTAACCATCTAGATAATCCTAAAGTTTCCATAAATCCCTTTGGGGAATGTTTAGAAAATAAATCCATTTTCATGGGGTCAGAAATCTCATAATGATTCTCTGTAGTTTCGATTATTTTACAGATTACATCTTCACCATTATTTAATTTAAAAATATGATATCTCTCATTACTCATGTAACTTTACCTTTTCTACTGTATAATTTAATTGTTCTGTCTTGTATATATTTAGTCTCTGTTGAAAATGTCTATAAGTGAAATTCTGTCTGCTCAGATATGATATATCGTCTGCAATATCAAAGATTAAAACGGAATCTTTATTATCGCCCTTACGCAGCCCACGTCCAATTGATTGAAGCACTCGTACTCTACTTTTACTTGGTGATGCGAACACGATGTTGTGAAGATTGCGAATATTGATGCCTGTAGAAAACGTACCATAAGAAGCAATAATGATTGCGTTCTTTTCTTTTTCAATAATGCCTCGTATACTTTCTCTAGTTTTAGTTTCTGTATTACCATAAACAAAAAATACCTTCTTACTTCCATCATTCATCATGTCATAGAGAGGTTTGCCATGTTTCTCTACAAGTTGGAATAGGATTAATGTATTACCTTTTACTGTTTTACCCAATGTTTTAATAAAATTATTTCGTTTTGCATGTGAAACAATATAATTCATTTCTTCTTGATAATCGTATTTTTTAACTCGCTTACAATCTTCCTTATCGTGTTTCAAGACAATACAATTAATATTTAGTTGTGAAAGAGTACCTCTATCAATTAATTCTTTAGTAGTAGTGACTTTATTAACGGTGCCAAAAAGTCCTTCTAAAATTAATTGATGTGTTTCCATACCATCTAAAGTTCCAGTAAATCCAAATCTATATTTACATTCTGTAAGAAACGTCATAATCTTGGTAAGACTTTTAGATTTGAATAAGTGAGCCTCATCTCCTATCACACAACCAAATTGATTAAAGTAGGTTCTAGGCATCTTGTAAATTGACTGCCAAGTTGAAATAACTATAGGTAACTCTGTGTCTTTATCATGTCCAGAATATATCTTATGTAGTTTTGTTCTATCCATACCATAAGAAATAAAATCTCCATACATCTGTTCCACTAAAGATGTAGTTGGAACTATGATTAATATCTTCTTTTCTTGTAGTAATTGGTAATATCTAGTTAAGATATATATTATTAATGATTTGCCCGAAGCAGTAGGACTAACAAGAAAACACCTATTTTTTGATATAGCATGTTGGATAGCATCAAGTTGATAGTCTCGCATAACGATAGTCTTGGGTAGTATGGAGGTGGCAAATCTTCCCACATCCTCACGAATAACATTCCGTTCATTGTCGAATCCTTCCAATGTTAAATTAATTTGATTATTATCACAAAAACGCTTGACATAGGCCACTAAACCAGTGTATAATAAACTTGTTCTTAGTTCATATAACCTTATCTTTCCATCCCATAACCTTCTTCTGTAATGTGGCATGTACCTTGCGCCTGGTACGTCAAAGGTAAAAAAGTCTTTGAGGTTGTGTTCAACATCTTCATCAACTTCACTTACGTTCATAAACACTTCATTCTTTTTAATTAGTTTCATTTCATCTTAGGCCCTAATACCCAACCCACAATACTTCTTCTTATTCCGTTTGTAATTGGACGAACTCTGTGCCACTGGTCAGATTTAAAGAAAAGTGCTGTATCTGGTAATGAACGAAATGTTTCATATCTATTTTCAACAGCAGGCGAGTATATTTCCAAATCAAACTCTCCACCCTCAAAAGTATCGTTTAAAAAAACAGAGAATGACATCTTTCTTACTCTACCATCTTTGTATGGTTTATCATGAACATCTTGATGCCAACCATATTCACCACCTATAGGATACTCTCCATATTGTAATGGTTCAATTGTATCTATATCAAATCCCCAACCCACATCTTGATTAACTTTTTTAGCAATATGTAGAAAATGTTCTCGTATATCTGCATCTTCGATAAAAGAAACATAGGAGTCTCTTTGAGTTTTTCCAGTTTGATTGTGAGTTTGAGCTGCTTTTACACCTCTAACTCTATCCATAGTCATTGCTAATAAATATGATGGGATTTCTCTAGTTGTGTATGGCCATCCGTAAGACATTACATTCCATGCTCCCATTGTCTAAATGCAATAGCGTTTTTAATATCCCATCCTCTACCTTGGATTGCTTTTAAAACACCATCAATATATTTGACAATTGTTTCAAGGTACATAATTTTATGTTCCATCTTAATGATATCTTCATCGGATTCTATATATATTGATAAGTCGGTTTTTAATACTTTTAAGTCAAACGGCTTTGTTGCATAAATTTTTGCATCAGATTTACCACCATAATATTCCCATTTGTCTCTGTAAATAACTTTATATTCACCTTTTGATTTCCACAAAAGTAGTTCGTATCTAGATTTGTGATCTAAATATCTTGCATAGAGCTCTTGGTTTTTGAGGGATTCGGTGTCTAACTTTTCATCATTTATTACCAAGTCACTTGCAACTTGAATCTTCAATTCATCTAGTGTCATAATATATCCTTTGTTAGTACTATTTATATCTTATTAATAGTATATATTTTATATCTAAAACTTACGTCTGCTGTCATATATTGCACATCTGTAGCACCTTGAGTAAATGATAGTGCTCCAACCGATACTGGGAATATATCTTCAAATCTCACCTCTATGATTGGGTTATTCTTATTTGACAAAACTGTTAATGTAGCATCAGAGTACATTGATTTATCTGCAACAGCACGTCCAACTTGGTCAACTGATATATTACTTGGAGTAGATGGTGTCACAGAAGTAGTATTTCTAAAAAACGAAAATTGGTCTCTTTGTTGTGGAAAACCAATTCCAGTTAACCATCCGTGTATCTCTCTATAGTTATCTAATTCTTCATCAACAATAAAAGTAATATCTAAATTACCATATGTTATATTTGTGCCTGGGATAGGAATATCTTTAAATGGTGTAGGTATAACCGCCTCACCTAAAGTCAAGTCTGGTATGACTACTTCTGTAGTATTAAATTGCACCTTTGGAAGTTGCAAGATATTAAAAGCAAATTGTGTAGGACTTAGATAGTCCAAATTAGTTGGTTGTCTTGACAGTGGATTTGTTTCGGCCATTACAAACTCCTTACAGTTATATTTTTATTTATAACGCTAAAAAAAGGGGGAGCGAACCCCCCCTTTAGTATT